GCCGTTAGTGTGTAGTTGCTTGATATGGTCTGCTTGGATTCAAGAATTGTGGATGCGCCACCTCCGCCACCAACAGCAGTCCAAGACAGCGTTCCAGTTCCATTGGTCGTTAGCGCATACCCAGAAGACCCAGGGCCAGCAGGCCAAATATATGTGTTGTTTCCACCCGATGACGGTGGCTTAAACGTAACACTATTGCCAGCGGTTGCAGAATTTAATGTCCATCCTGCTGTATCAGCACTATCAAGTGTAAACGCGTACTTGGCAGTTATCTGCCCAATCGCTGTAACATAAGCTTCAGAACCCGACGATAGATACGCAACACCTGACGTAAAGTTTTTTAGCAACCTACCCGTCGTGCCGTCATAAAGAGCAATTCGGGAATCCGACGCCGAAGCCGGACCTACAACGTTACCGTACTGCGAAGCAGGGTAAGTAACAAAGACTTGCTTGGTGCCAGCACCAAAATTGACTAAGCTGCCTGAGTTGCTTGAAGCAAGGACCGTGGTCCGTGCCAGCGTTGTCCCGCTCGATGTGTAAGTACCTAGGCCAACCTCCCAAGTACCAGCGGTTGAATCGACAATCGTGTAAAAGGTAGTGTTCCCGTTACCAACAACGGAGAACGATTGGAACCCCGATACCGCACCAGCAAGTGTTACTGTGCCGGTGCCTGTAGTTGTCGTCGTTTCCTGTACACGATCCGCAAGGACAAGGGCCATATCATGCTGACAAGCTGAAGGTGTAGGTTACTTGCAAGGTGTCACCGTTAACAACCGAGCGGTCCCCACCAGTGAAGTCAGAAGCCGAGAACAAAGTGCCCGACGTACCCGAAGCAGCACTTGCCAAGAACGCACCACCAACCGTAGCTGTACTTGTAATGCTGTATGAAGCTTTACTTGCCGAGTTCGTAACAACTGAGGGGTTTGCAGTAGTTGCAGCAGCAAACGTAGCGGCAGGGCGGCTACCCGAGTAAGGCGTAATCTCAGTCCAACCCGCATGTGAAGCTAGCGTATCTGAAGCTGCCGGGGTGTTAGAAGCACCTGCGCCATAAAGCCCAATATACCAAGCAGTGATACGTGCCGTAGCACCATCAAGCGCCGTGCCAGCCATATACTGAAGCCCAACGTTAACAACGAGGTTCTTGGATTCAGCCGTCCACTTGAGTTTGCCATCTTTGTCATAGCACTCAAACGTGAATTTACCCATAGCACGGGCACCTTCCGACGAAGCAGGACGAGCAATTAACCCGCTTGCAGTGACATCATTAGCTTTAGCTTTTTCCATCATGAAATCCTTAATACAGAGTCGGTTGCGCCCATCGGCGGAAAAGTAACTACAAGGTTAGAGGCAGTCTTGGTTATTGTCTGCCCAAAGTTTAAAACACAAACTGCACGATTACCATTCGTTGAATTGTAAATCAATGCCCCAGCGCATGTAAGAGTAACGTTTGAAAAGGTTGCGTCGTCAAACGACCAATAACCTGTGCCGTTGGCTGCAAGAGGCGTGATGTTTGTAAGTGCAATGCCACCAGCGGTGTAATTGGTTCCACTCGCCTCGTTTGATGTCGTATAGACAGTGGTATCCGCTCCGAGGGTAGCGTTAGCGGTGTAGAGCGCAAGGTAAAAAACATCCCCCGTACTCCTTGTAAAGTTGTGCAGTCCTTGGGCTACTTCTGCCTTAAAACTTGTGCACATAGTCTGAACGATTGCCATACTATCTCACCGGATACCGAACTTGCCCAGACCTGTAGGCATCCTGACGATCCATACCATCACCAAGACGTTTAGCAAGCGTCATAGCCTCATCGTATTTTGACTGCACAGCAGCCATCATAGGTTCTTCAGCTTTAATGAAGAAATACCCCTCACGAAGCGCACCGTACAGCAGCACCGTATCAAAGTTTTCGCTAAGCCACGTCGTACCCGCCGTCACAATAGATTCTGGGTAGTAGTAATAGTGAAGCTCAACGTTGTAGCTTGCATCGGGTGTTGGCCCGAGAATAAAACTTAATTCGTTTGTAATTGTCTGGCTAACGACATAGGGACCAAAAATAGCGTAATGCCGTGGACGTCCTGTATTCCCTGACCCTGTGGGTATAGGGTAGGCTTCACGAATAAAGTTAACGTCTTTATTAAGCAGGTAGTGATACCGCCCATCCGTATCAATAACCGCCATACTATAAGGCGCAAGAAAATCATCAGGGCATGTCAGGTAAGGATTATTAGCTGACGTACTACCAGTAACGTTTTTACGTATGGATGGGAATTGTACTGAATTAAAAATGCGCTGCTCAGCCTGCTGAACAAACGTAGCAAGCTGATCGTCAGAACTCCAGACCGTGCCGGAGTCTGTCATATTTATCGTCGGGAAGTCGTTTTCGACGTACCCTCGGATCGCAGTTTTTAATTCAGCGTAATTCACGCCATCGGACCCCGACTCATAACACCTTTAGTGGCAGCACCCGCACCGCGCATCTTAATACCCGAAGTTTTTACCTCGTTGTTGACTCGTTTGGTTTTGTTGCCAATCGTCATATCAACGGTATCAACTGCACTATGATCAGGGCCAGAACCAGGGTTAGCTTCAACCTTGGTCTTTTTACCCTTCATCGTGTGGGGTTCGGCATAAGTTGACGCAGGGCCAACTTCTTTACCGCCTTTTTTCATGCTGTAGCTAGCCATTACCGCATCCCCTGATTACGGGCACGAGCCATATTCCGACCCATCTTCCGCATATCCATACCCGTCGGACCACCCTTCTTGAGCTTAGTCAGTGGGGCACCTTTATGCTTGGCTTTCTCATGCTTGTGCACAGCACCGGCAATCATCTTTTTGTCTTGCGCTAAATCTTTCTTATCCATTATGGACTCCTAAGAAACGGTGACTGAATTAACAGCCCCAACTCCAATCAAATCATTTGGCGTAAGTCCTGTATCGAACCACCGCGCCCCACCAACAGGATACCAGCCCCATTGTATAACTCGACTGCCACCTAATGGAACCCCATTCTCATCTTGGCTTGAATCATTATTGACAGGCTCAATTCTTAACCCATTAACACCCGATTGATAATACGAGTTGGAATCAACTCTGGGGTTACGTATAGCTTGCGGGTCATACACCGGATACATACCAAGCTGGAGCTGCGGCTGGTCGGGTTCCCAGCACTCAGGACAGACAAGAATATTAACGTTCTTAGTCTTAATAACAAGTGATTTAAGTTGTTTCAGTTTAAAGCGAAAGTTACACCTATCGCATTGTGCGATGGCATATTTACCCGCTGCAAACTGATTGGGCATTAGAAGCTCCCGGTGTTACCCAGATACATCCTACGAGGCACAAACCGAACTGCTGCTTTTTCACGATCCTCACCAGCGGCAAAATTCCACTGCTCTTCATAAGCAGCTTTAAGCATTTGAAGCCGCTCTAACCCTTCAGGAATCTTCTGCGCGATGTAATACGCCAACCCTGCTGTAATACAAGGCAGGAATCTAAACGGCATATCTTGAGTTTGAATCCCATCGCCAGCGTTCTGAACGCGGCGCATCCGCCAGTAGACTACTTGATAATAGGGCGCGGCTTCGGTACCTTGGTCAGGTACGGGCCAAACTGTGAATTGGGGGTAGGCTGTTGCAGATGGAGAATAGCTGCTGGTGGCGGGATAGGTCGCTCCAGAGTTGCGGCTGATGTAAATCTGTATCGGTCGTGCTTGAGAAAGTTTGTTTGGGATTGTGGCGTAGGTGGAGACACTAATCCGGGTAAGTGTGAGGTCAGCTTGCGTAGAGGCATTACCGGCTCCCGTTCTTATAACGTGCTCAAGCAAGTCAATGGTGTCGTTCGGTAAATCGTACGTCGCAGTGCCCTGTACCAAATTCTTCGTGCCCTGCTCAATCGTCCACATATTAATGCCACGATTTGCCCACTCAATGGTTAGCAGGTTCATCGAACGACGTGCAGTACGCAAGTCGTAACCCGAGCGCATCTCCCGACCAGCCCGCTCAAAGGCTTCTTCGGCTATATCCGTAAACTCAAGATTAAAGTCGGTTGAACCGCTAGTGGTCATCTAAATCTCGCAGTCTTAGCGGCAATTTTTGCCGGTTGTTTAACAAACTGCTTACCTGCGCTTTTTCCAGCTTGTTTTGCCTTTGTCGTTGCAGCGTATTCTGAAGGTGTAAGAGACTTAATTGCCGCCTCCGGGAGGTATCGTTCGCCAGTTTTGCTAGACGGTTTACCACTTTTTGTCCGCCATTTCTGATCCCCCCAATCTTTTAAGCTTTGCTGCGGGGCTTTAAGAGCCATCACCATAACTCCCGAAAGCTTCCAAGTATTCTACGGCGTTTTTAAGCGTGGATACACTATCTTTAAACATCCCAAGTGCCCTATTGCATTGCTTACACAAAACACCCCTGAACTCACCTGTTTCATGGTTATGGTCTATGGCACTATCGATCAGTTCAATTTCTGTTTTACAAATTGCACAACACTCTTCTTGGCGTTCATAACGATCAATTAATTGTTCTGGCGTTATGCCGCGACGCGCACAGCGTTTTGCAAGTGTCCAACTGTCTTTGTTTCGATACTCTTGAACACGATCTAAATTTTTTGCCGCCCAATTTCGATGAGCCTCGTACAAGCATTTGTTGCACACACTTTTCAAAAGATGCGCATTTGCTCCTCCGCGACTTCTAAACAACTCAACTGGCTTCATGGTAAAGCACTTTGTACATAGCTTTGCATTACCCTGAGCTATCAACCGCGCTTCGCGTTTCTTTGCTTCTGCGGCACGACGTTTTTCGTTTGTGGCGTATGGCATTTTTAATCTCTATACCCACCACCGGCGGCTTTATATTTTTTTGCAACTAACTGACTTTTCCTCGCGGACCATTGCCCTGCACCTGTGCCATGTGTGGCTGCGGCTTTAACCTGAGACACAATCTTCTTGCGTAGCCCCGGCTTGGTGTAGTTACCAGCAGCATTCACCTTGCCACCTTCGGCATACTGATCAAAGTCAGTGTTATCCCGCCTCGCTTTACGCTTGGCAGTAGGCATTTTGGAGGGGGCTATAGCCCCCATACCGCGAGACGCCATCATCTCAGCAAGCCTTACCGCCGTAGGCCATCTTCTTAACCTTACCGCCACCAGCCATCTTGATCTGCGTACCTTTGGTTTTACCCTTGACAGCAACGCCATCACGACTAGGAGCTGCGGTCTTCACTGCACCCATTTTTGTGGGGGCTACGCCACCACCTTTAGCCATCTTTTTCATCGTAAATTCCTTTCCAACGGATTGAGAGACACCTACTTTTTTAGCAAACTTCGGGTTGTGAGCCACCGCTTGCATGAACTTCTCTTGCTTTGCGCTAACTGCTGGCATTACTGTTTCCCCTTAGCAAGCGCATCAATCTTAGCTTCAAGTCTTTCAAAACCTGAATCAAACCGCTCCATGATCTTTTCAAGATCCGCACGAACTTCCGCACGAGTAATGTGATCACGGGCAATTTCTTCACGGGTACGGTTTAGCAGAATTTGAATCCGCTTCTGTTCATCTGAGGATTGTTTCAGCATGAACATCACCAAACCCACTAAAAACGACGTGATTAGATTCCAAACCAGAGCGCCTGTTTCCATGACTTAACACTTCCAAGCCCTTAACGATTTGTTGATGCGGCTGTTAGGGTCGTTGGCTGTTTTAGCACTCGTAAGTTTCTTCTTCATGCCTGACATCCGGGCACAGAATGACTTTTTACGGGCACCACCCTCTGGCTGTGGGGGTTTGAGTCCGGGCTTCCCCGGATTCGCTGCGTTATAAGAAGCTCTGCCTTTGGCGTTGAGTCCGCCTTTTTCAGATTTACCTTCTTTCCTCTGCCACGCCGGAGATTTAGCCATAGAACACCGTCACTTTTGCATTTGACAGGGTTGCGTACGCGCTAGTGATACAGCGTACACCTTCGGCAGGGATAATAACGTTGAAGGTTTCTCCGCCAGCAATTGTGTTGATGGTAAACACCGTCGTACCGCCCGACCCACCATCTTTAACAACCACGCTACCGGCAGAAGCCCCCGGTTCAACAACCAACCCGCGTATACGGGTTGGGTACGCGCTAATATCCCCAGAAGCTGCTAGTGAAACAGCTTTTACGTCCGTTTGCATCATGGCGATGCTCCTTCATTAGACGTTTTGCTGACCGAGGTATGGATCAGTGACGTAGTAGAAAATTTCACCCGTGATGTTGCCACCTGTGGGGGCGTCACCTGTCGTACCACCGCCAGTAATCTTAACCATCTGGGTAGCAGACATAATGGTGTTCAGATCATCCCCTGCGGTAGCAGAAGCGAAATTGATAACCAGCTTGCCCGTGGTAGCAACAGCAGCGGCAACAAGTCCGTTGTCGTCAGAAACTGTCGTATCAGAGTAGCCAATCCAGCCCATATCAAACGTGGGGGTCGTGCCACCTGTTGCAGCGCACAAAGCATTAATTTGAGTAACAACAGCACCAGCCGGGAGAATAACCGGGGCAGTGTTGGTAGAAGAAACTTGAACGGCTACGCTATTTGCAGAAGCGCCAGAGATATAAAACTCGGCAACCATGAGAGGGGTGCCACAGTAAGCGGTGCGAGTCTGGTCGCCACCGCCCGAACGCCAAATCGATTGGGTTGTTGAAACTGCCATGATAATTCCTTATGCACAAGTCGCTTGCTAATCGGTGCATCGTCTGCTGGGACAGTTTAGCAAGCTGGTTTCCCAGATACCTACAGTATAAATAAAAAAGGGGGTTTTGCAACCCCCTTTTCGCAGCCTGATTAGGCTCCCTGAGATCCGTAGATTCCAAGAGGATCGGAAACACCGAACGAATAACGCTCACGAGCTTTGTAGCGAACGTTTCCGGTGTCGAAGTCTCCATCCATTGAATTTTGTAACGGTGTGCGTACAAAATGCTTCAGGCCGTTAGGAACATCGGTCGTCAGGAACCAAGCGTTGGTATCGGTCAAGAAGTGATTAACCGTATAACCTTCGGGGATCGAGCCGTTGTTCTTCAGGGCGTTGATGTCGTTGTCGTTAGTACCGACACGGAGTTCGGTTTCCAACAGGCGGGTTGCCACGAACATCAAAGCAGGAGGAACGATAAGTTTGCGGGGT